ACGGTACGTGTACCGTCTAACGGTACAATAGTCTTCCGTGGGCACCAGCACTGCAGAAGTTCTTCGTCAGAGACGGTCACTCGTTCCCCCATATCTACTTTTGACTCCGCGTCGCGCCTCGCTGTTCACTCCACTCCCTGTCAAATCCACAGGGACGATTGTTCCCTCACGGCTCACTCGTCGCTTCGCTCCTCGTTCGCAGTGTTCGGGAAAAATGCGCTGGCTGGGATGTTGAACCGAAACCGGACGTGCTCGCTCACTCCGTTCGCTGCGCGCGACCGGTAGGATTCAAATCCCGAGGGGACGATTTCGCCTCGCAACGCGACTCGCTGGCTCACGGCTCCGCCGTTCGCCGTCCCGAGATGCTCACGTCGTTCGCATCTCGCCGTCGCTCGTCGGTTGGCGTCGGCAGAAATGCGCTGGCTGGGATTTGAACCCAGGTTGTGACCATGGCAAGGTGCGCTCCGCGCAATCGCGGAGACTCGCCGGATAGCGGCCACACTTGCCGGGAACGCCCTCTCCCGTTGTCAAACTCACCAAAGCACTACACCTACATAAATACTCTCTACTCACCAAACACGGTATTCTCGCTACAAAATACACCACCAGACTACCCGAGCCACGCCCGTCGGGTTACTGGCTGTTTATCTGCGGAACCCCGCCACCCTCACCGTCGATCAGTCCAAGCGTAATTCACCAGCACAAGACACTTATGTATTCCATCAGTCAATTTTCTTATGCCAATCTTGGATATGCTAACGGGGCTCAGTCCCGAGATGTTGGCAGTAGGTCTCGGTCTAATTGGTCTAATCGGACTCAAACTCCACGATAAGGCGGTGTGGTCTCAGAGTATGCCCGTCTCACAACCTCACAAGAGCAACGGGCAGATGGATACAACGCCTTGGAGGAAACTCGTTCGGAGGGTGATCGCCGTGGTAGTAGTCGGCGTTCTGCTGTTCGCACTCGTGGGCGTCAATTCTCTCCTTCCGTAAACTGCAATTATAGAGCCTATACCTTCTGATTTCTGCAATTGTCAGAACCGAATCTCGTGCGTCTGAGAGGCTTCTGACGGGTTTCCAATCGAGGCATATCTCTATGATCCCGCTCGTCGACGAGCACACAGGCCAATCTGAAGCGTGAACAATCGTGAAGGATTGCCCGGAAATGGGGTGCCAGCGGGGAGGGGGAAGGGGGGGAGATACCATCCCCGCACGGCGATTGTTATATTCCGACTAAATAAAATTTTCACTTATTCGAGAATCCCATAGCGGTCAAATAGAGCTATTCTCATCCCCGCAAGCCGACTTACCATCTCCTCCCGGCCACCCACCGGGTCAAATCCCTCCGAGCGATAGTGCTTGAATGGGTGTCGAATCCAGCTCAACTCCCAATGAGCCAGCACGTCGTAACTCCCGTCGTCCTCGTTGTCAAAGAGCGTGACGTGGAGCTGTCGATGGGCGAATACGGAGGAACGCCACACCCACGACCCCTCGCTGATCCCGTCAACGTCGAACGGAGACCACGACCGAGACTTAAGGAACGCGACCGGATTACGGCGGAACCCGAGGCAACGAAGGACAGCCTCGATCTCGTCTTCCGTCATATGGAGCGTCCCGACGTACTGGAGGTTATTCGCTGGCGCTACAAACCGAACACCGAGACAACCATCAAGAGCGGGCCACGTCGTCGTGCGTAGCCACTCCCAAAAGGAATCTGCTTGATTAGACATTAGAACCTATAAGCTACCGTAATCCGCAGGCTCAGTAGCGAGATAGTCAATCATTATATACCCGTCTCCGCCGTGATCGGACGAATAATTATTCTCCCGACCAATTCCGCCAGCACCACCGCCGCCGACAGTCGTTGTTTGGCTAAGAATACGAGAACCGTAGTTCACCGCACTACCTTCACCGCCACCACCCTCGCCAGCGTGACCACCACCAGAACCGCCGCTGTACGGGTTAGTACCACCCTGACCGCCACCAGCCGAGAGAATAGTAGCAGAGTCGGTGTCCGAATTTAACCGAACCTCGGAAGAACCGCCACCGTTCCCACCATAACCCTCACCGCCGTAAGAACCTCCACCGCCGTTGTGAGCGCCCCATCCGCCGCGCCCACGAGAGGTATAAGTGACCCTACGGCCACCTTCACCAGCATACAAGTAGAGCGTTTCTCCCGGCTGAACATCAACCTCTGCAACGATTTTACCACCGGCTCGCCCGTTACCACCATCACTCCCGTCTTCTGACATAGCACCGCCGCCGCCCGCGCCCTCTACGCGGATAGTGACCTGGCCGAGTAACCCGTCCGGGGCAGTCCAATAGTATTTATTACCATTACCACCAGCAAACCCGTTCCCGAGAGTCTGTGGATTAGTAACCGCCTGAACCCCGCTTGAAGACAGGAACCGAATAGACGTAGACCACCCAACCGGAACCGTAGATGGAATAATTCCTACCCCGTTCGATGTAAGAATCCGAAGCGGCATATCCGGGTTATCCGCTACATCGTAAACGTCAACAGTTTCAGTTCCACTACCTGTTAGAATCTTAGCCGTGCCGATTTTAGCCATAGAATTTAGAGATCAGTCCGAAGCCACATTCGCCCGATAGTCCCAGAAGTAACGTCGCTCGTTCTGGTTTCAATAACAAAGCCGTCGTTACCTGTCGGTCGGTAATACCTACTGTCGTGGTTGTGAGAGTCAGAAGCGTAGCGAGAATCCGCCGCCGACTTCGTGTAGTATCGTCCGTCGTGGGTGTGTCCCGACGACGCGAAGTTAGAGTCAGCCTGCGAGGTCGTGTACGCCCCAACCTGTGAAGCCGTCACGTTGTGCGGATTCGTCGTATCGTTCAAGTGGTTTGTAACGCCTGACTCGGACGCCACGTTGAACGAAAGGTGAGACTCGTCGACGGTGCCTGGTGCGTCAGCAATCGCCCCAACCTGCGCCGCCGTCACCGAGTGCGGATTCGTCGTGTCGGCGGTGTGGGCGTCGAGTTCCGCCTTAGACCCGACCCGCTTCCATCCGGCGTAGTCGGTGTCATAGATTTTCAGCACATCATTAGTCGTATCCCACCAGAGCTCGCCGTCGGTCGGAGAACTCGGGGCGGTTGCGCTCTTTGAGGAATCCAGCCGAGCGTTCGTCAGATCAATGAGGTGGAGAATCGACTCAATCGAGTGGTACATCGCAAAGTTGTCGTACTCCTCAATCGGCGGGACTTGGTAGGTGTAGGAGTAGCCGCTCGGGTATGCCGCACCGGAGTCACCCCACGATTGCAGAAGCGTAGTGTAGTTCGTCATTTAGTGAAAGAGAGAGATAGTAGTCGTTGTCAGTCCGTCAGAAGGCCAGAGTAGGTTCCGCCCTCGCCTGTGGCGGAACCGCCGTCGAGGTGGTCGTAGCCTTTCGTCGTGTCGTAGGTTCCAGCCAGATAATCTGCCTCGCTGATATACTTCAGCGTCCCTGTCAGCGTCGACGTAATTCGGTAGGAGGCGGCAAGCTGGCTCTCCAGCGTCGAAATAAAGTCTGACGTAGAGACGGACAACGTATCCAGCGCAGATTCGGGGATAGAGAGATTCAACACTCCCGGCTCAGAGGTATCAGTAATCGTCAACACGGACTCGTCGACGCCGAGAAGCGTTGACGCCGAGGAGAGAATATCGTTTTTCGTGCCCTCAGAGGTGAGCGCCTGATATGTAGAGATAATACGGATTCGGTACGTTTCCTTCGACTCGTTTGCTCGGTGATTCACGTCGACGAGCTCAGCGAGCTTTTCCAGAGCCGCCAGCGTATCGGCGTGCTGAACCGTGCTTTCAGAGTCTATGGTATCCAGATCGGCGTCGAGGCGGTCAAACGACTTCCCGAACGCGAGCATCAAGTCGCGGTTCGTGGAGTTCTCAGCCGTATTTAGCCAGAACGGAATCCCTGTCAGAAGCTTCTCGCCGTTACTCAGGCTCACGGCGTCACCACCGCCGTCGTGAACGTGATAGAGCCGTTAGTCGCGTCAGCCGTTGCCTTCTGCCCGTTCGTAATGTCGATGTTAGTAGTCCCCGTCGGACTCGCACTCGTCCCCACGCCAAGCGAATCAATGTCGTAGACGCCGGTCACGTCGCGGATCGCGTACTCCACGGAGCCGTAGATCACATCGGAGCCCACGGAGAGCCGACCATCATCGGTGTTCCCCGACGACAGTACGCCACCGATGTACCGCACAATAGAATCGCGCACCTCGTCGTCACCCGCGTACTCATCCGTCACCGTCATATCAACGTCGACATAGATTTGGACGCCGGTTGGGAGGGAGAACGAGATCGTTTCAGTCTGCCCGTTAATCAGCTTCGCCGTCCCTGTTTTTGACGTACCATAGTATCCACCAACCGAGGTGTCTCCAGCGGCCTTCGTATCGGAGATTGCCTGCGCCAGCCGATTGATAACCGCCGTCTCGTCGGGGGCTTCCACGACCAGCTCAAACGAGTGTCCGGGCTGACCGTCGCCGTTGTCCACGTTCGAGTCATTGATGAAGATGGTAACACTCGTCACATCGTCGTCGTCCATCATTGCAGAGAGTAAGGCGGAAGCGGAGGCTCGGGAACCCGACGAGAGGTTATCCTTTGCCCTCTCGCGGAGCTCGGTGTCGTTCTCTCGGTCGCGTCCACCAGCCGTCTCGCTCGCGTTTGTGACTTCCTCGACTCCACTAATGTTAGAGCGAAGGACGCTGATAGCCGCAGGGCCGACATTACCGCGCACCCCTCCGGTTCGTGCTTTTACAGCTACGTCGACCGAAGTATCGCCAGTAGAGAGAGTCGCACTCTCCGCCGTGACGAACACCACCGGATCGTTGCCGCCGGTCTGTACCTCCGCCCCTGCTGGAATCGGGTAGTCCTGCGAGGCCGCCGAAGCCCGCGAGAACGTTACCGTCCCCTCGGCCCTCACCGCCTTCCGCCGTGATACACCGATAAGTGCCGCCAGAAGATCGAGCGCCTGTCCCTCGGCGTGGTCAATTTGGGCGCTATCGAGAACGAGAGCCGCCGTCTGCTGTGCTTCAACGAGCCGTTCAGCGATGGGCCGATATACCGACCGGAGAACCGAAGCGACACCCGGCGGAAGGTCGTCTCCCGCTTGCGCCTCGAAATCGTTGACCATCGCCTCCAGAACGGCGTCTACGCTATCCGGCTGAAGTCTGCCGTCTACTAAGGTTGCCATAAGAAGGGTCAGTTATTCGCGTCAAACGCGAAGGTCTCGCCCGTATCGTACACCACCTCGACGCGGGCCACGTCGGGGTCAGTCGGGGAGAAATCTACCCGAAGACTGTCTATTTCCTCTACAAAATCCAGCGACTCGACAACGCGCCGAGCGTACAACTCGATTTTCTGAAGGATTGTCGGGCGGTCGATCTCGCCAATCACCTGCTCGAAGAACGCGATTACCGCGATTCGGAGGGCTTGCTCGTCGGCCTCTCGACCAGTTACCGTATCAACGTCCACACCGGGAATAAAGACAATATCCAGCGTGTCGTCTACTCTAATATCAATCATTGCGGGGCATCACTCGTTGTCGTACCAGAACCGCCAGCGTCCGTCCACGAGTACGACACATCGTGGGTGTGCTGGTCGAAGTCTATCCCGTCAATCACGACGTTGCCGCCGGTCACATTGACGTTACCAGTCGCATTGACGGTCAAATCGCCAGATGCGTTCAGAGAGATGTTGTGTGAACCGTCCCCCTGCGGAATAACTCGAATCTCGGTGTCCTCGTCGAACACAAACGCGAGTTCTCCTTCGCCCAAATCCGGCAGAAGCGCCGAGCCGGTCAGCGGAAAGTACGCAATCACATTGCCGTCAGAAAGCTTCTGGACGAGCACCTGCTGAGTTTCAGCCGGCGTCACAACCATACCGGGAGCGAGCTGGAGAAACGGAACACGACTCTTTTTCGCTCCTGGTCGGGGCAGAGCCACATCAACGAATACGCGACCGTCGTCGGTGTACGCCGAAGTGACGTAGCCGACTTCTGTTTTGAGTTTATCCGTCATTTGCGAGATTGGGGAACTTCTTGTAGTAATCTGCCGCGTCGATGAACTCCTCCTCCGTCGGAGAGTAGATGAACGACGACACCGAAACTGCGTCTTCAGGAACCAGCTTCCCGACATACAGCGTCAACGTCCAGCCGTCCCTCGGGTCGAATTTGTGGTGAACACCGTTGATAGAGAAGATTTCAGACGGGATTTCGTCGGCGTCGTCAGTTGAACAGCGCCGCTTGAGGCCGAACGTGAATAGGTGATCTCCCACCTGAACGTCAAACGGCGACACTTCCGCCGTCATTGAGGCAAGTGGATTCACCGTCACCGATCCGCCCTCGAAGTCGTGGATATGCCGTCGGAGCTCTCGGTCGGCAATCCGAGCCAGCGTAATCTGGTTGTCGACGCGCTCGGCGTTGACTTCTACGACACGACCCTCGCCTTCCTCCATCCACGTCGCTTCCGCACGGCCCTGAACCATACCAATCGCACCGCCCCGTTCTCCGTCTCCGTCGTGAGACCACAGAAGGCGGTACGACCCGTCGACAATAACAGTAGAGATCGGGATTGATCCCTCAGTAACGTCGTAAGAGAGCACCCGGAGAGAGTTGGGGTGCGGGGAGGCGGGAACGAGTTTGCCGCGGGCTTCAGGGTGTCCGACCGTCAGCGTCCCATCGGGCTCAATGACAGTCGTCAGCGAAAAGACCTCCTCGATTTCTCTAAGGGCCTCCGCAGGCGTTACCTCCTCGAAGACAAAGCCCCCAATTTCACTTGGAAGTCCAACCATTGACCCGACCTTATGCGTGGCGTCGAACAGCTCGTCGCCGGTCATTGACTCGAACGGAGTCCCCGGAAGGAGCGTATCAATAATGCGGGTGATGGGGCTGGTTCGCCGCACGATGTTTTGAATCGTCGACGCCGCCTTCGCCACCTTACCCGCCGTCGTCGTGTACCGCTGTTCAACGGTTGCGGCCAGCGTTTCGTCGGTGTATCTAACACCCAAAATGCAACCGTGGGGATCGACCGATGCCTGAAGCACCTTTTCAATCGCTTCCCCGAGGGTAATACGGGGGAAGTCGCCGGATAGGACGCCACGAGTCAATACCGTTCTCACGTCCTTCAGACGCGCCGTAGCGCTGTCCGTCCCGAGAGTGAGGGATTCTCCGTCGATCACCAAGCGGGCCAGCACGGTGTCTCCCACGACGATTTCAGCGGGTTGCGGGTGAACACCGAGCTCAATCGCTTCATCGAGAAGTTCTCCAGCTTCGGCGGTAAACTCCACCGTCGCGTAATCGAGCTTCCCAATGTCGCTTTTGTAATCCAATTTTGCGGGCCGAAGGCGAATCCCATAGAGAGGGAACCGCACTTCAACGATGCCCGTCAGACGACACGCACTCATTTGAGCTCGCCGCTGAGAATTAGATTGTCAATGTAGTCGAGATCGTACCCGGCTACACCAGCGTCAAGAATACCAGAGTTGCGAGAACCGCCATCTTCGTCGAGGCCGGTGGAGACGAGCGTGAGCCTGTACGAATACGTATCAGCCGCAATACGCTCATACTCTCCGTCGAGGATTTGCACCTCGCCAGACCACTCATCGGCCACCAAATCGAGATTTCCAGACTCGTCGAGAAGGGCGTCAATCGCGGGCTTCTCGTATTGTAAGATAACGCCGTTCAAGTCAATCTCGCGGTTCTTTGAGCCAATATCGGCCACGTCCTCGCCCTCACAGTAACCAGCCTGCCGGGACTTGCGACGCTCCTTCCGCACTACCACCTTCTTCGGATAGATCAGCGGCGCGAAAACGACGTTCGTATTAGAAAGTTCAAATTTTTGATTAGCCATTATTGGTTCCTATCGCGGGACAGCTTTTCCCGCTCGTAGTTTTCCAGCGCGTAGACGATCTGCGAGGAGCTGAGGTTCGACCCACCGCTGATAGAGACGTTGTAGGTGTTTTGCACAGAGCCGACACCCGCCGCCGACGCCCGTCCAGGGAGTCCCGCGGAAGTGCCGGGGAAGCCGCCCACTCCGCCGCCGAAGGAGCCACCCTGCCCCATTTTTCGATGGAGGTGTTCGACGGCAAGATACGAAGCCCCGAGACTCAGGAGAGCAAGCCCCGCGGTGAGAGCCGTCACCAGAATCAGCGTATTCGTCAGCGTCAAATTCATCATTTGCGCGACGGTAATCATCTGAATCAGCCCCGCGGAGGCCGCACCAGCCGCACCCAAGACCGTCCAGAGGATGCCGGCCAGACCAGCGACCATCACGAACGCAGAGAGCAAGACCGCAGACCACCTGTTCCCGAGTAGATCAGCGAACACCGCCGCCATCTCAATGAGTGGGGACAGCACCGCGACCACCGTCGAGAAGGCCACGGACAACTCGTAAATCAACTTCAGAATCGCCACGAACGCCCGACCGAGGCGCATAATCAGTGCGGCGTTATCCGACGCCTCCGTGACGACGAATTTCAGGAAGTTGATAAGGGCGGAACCGACCGCCGGGCCGAACACGTCGGAGATATACTCGATCTCACGCCGGAAGGCCACCATCTCGGTGATCGCCGTCGACGCCCAATTCACGACACCGCCGAACGCCCGGTCAACGTAGCGCTCGAACGCCTGAAGTTGCTCAATTGCACGGACGAGCGGGAGCATCCTCTCGGGGGCGTTTTCGAGGAACTGGTCAGCGAACGGGGCGAACTGTTGAGCGACCGGCTTGAAGACACCGTAGAGTTCGCGCTTAAATTCCTGAACGGACAGCTTCGCCCGCACAAAGGATTCAGCCATCGAGTTACCCTGGCCGATCAGACCGAGACCGAGCAAGCCAGCTCCGGCGAGCGCAATCGCACCGAAGGCCGCCGCGACACCGAAGGCCGCAGTAGCCAGTACGATCATCACCGGGAGGACCGCGGAGACGAGCGCAATCCAGACGTGGTACGACGGGATCATCCGCATAAGCATCCCGCGCATCCGTCCGAACGAACGGGTCAGCTTATTTTGCGTAGCGATAGCCCGCTTACCGATGGTGCCAAGCATCCGCTGAGTCTGATGAACGCGACCGCCAGCCCGTCCGATAGAAACGAACGGTCCACCCGAGAGCGCCCCGGCCCCAGGAGCAGGACTCCCGGCCCGGCTTACGTAGATGTTCGCCACCCGGTCTCTCGCCATCCAGTTGAGGTGGCGGTTCATCCGGTCGATCTGCGCGAAGCCGTTAATGTCGACGCTGACCGATTTCTTCCGGTGTTTATTCAACCCGGTAAGCTTCCGATCCAGCTTATCGACTTGCCGAGAGAACTCGTCCTTAATGGCGACGATGATCTCTACTATATCAGTCATTTCGTTGTTTGTATTCCTCGATTAGTTGCTCCGGCGATTTGCCGGTCTTTGCGCTGGCGTTCGTGTACGAGCGGGTTTCGACACGCCGGCCACCGCCGCCGGGCTGGTAGCCGGTGTTCATCTGTGTGTTTCCGTAGTCGGAGTCCGGCGGAAGCGCCGCCTCTTTCTCCATTTCTTCTGCCCGCCGCTCAGACTCTAAGCCGAGAACGAGTCGCTGAAATGCAATCAAATCGCCCTGAGACTCTACCCCATCGAGGCCGATCCCGAGCTCAAGCGCGGAGAGAAAACTACTCGCGGTTCCTTCCGCCACGAAAACGCTTGGCGTCCATCAGGTTGCCGGTGAGCTCCATCACCTCGAAGGCCCACTCCAGCACGTAGCCACCGACCGCGTTCGCCAGAAGCGCCTCGACCATCGCCTCGTCGCCGTCCATCGCTTCCGCATCAATCCCGAGTCGAACCATCTCGTACATCAGATCAATGAAGTCAGCGTCAAACACGGCCAGATCAACGTCAGCGGTATCCTCAACCTCAGCCAGCGCCTCCTCAATGTCGCCCATTGCGTCGTCGGCCTCAATGCCGATGTGCTCCTCCAGGGCGACCATCATCGGGATGTAATCGCGGTCGGGGATGGGTTTGAAAACGAGCGTCACCGTGCCGCCGAACACTTCCACCTCTTTCTCCTCGCGGAAGCCGGACCCGCGCATCATCAGCTCGGTCAGCTTTCGGAGGGATTTCTCTGGGCGGTCGCCATCCCTATCGCTGTCGCTATCGGTCGGAAGGGTAGAATCAGTCATTTAGTATAAAGAAAATCGCAGTTGCCGCGCTATTCGCTCAGTCGAACGAGGAGCCCATCGCAATCCACTCGTAGGAAGTCTCGGCGGTCTCGCCCTCCGAGAACTCGAACCCGCGGGTGGTGACGAGAACTTCGTAGTATTCGTCTGAGGTGCCGTTCATATGCAGAACGGTGATCGTCGCCGGCTTGGGGTCGCCAACTTCTTTCCCCTCTCCGTCACGCCCGGACGGGAGTTCCGCCTCGGACTGATAGAATAGGAGTTCGTTCAGATCGAGTCGGTTGCCCTTGAGCCGCATAGAGCCGCCGTGCTCAATCATCTTCACCGAGTACCCGGACGGGAGCTTCGAGCCCGATCCGTAGTGCCGTTCAATGTCGTATTCGGAGCGCGTCTGAAGATCAGCGACGACAACTTCCTCGTTGCCGACAGAAACTACAATCTGCGCCGCCGCTTCCGTTTGTTCAGTCATAATGAGATAGAGAGAAAACCGCTAATTCAGGCGCTCACGTCGCCGCCGACGATGACCGCCTCGATGTTCCGCAGGGGCCGGGCCAGCTCGACGCCAACCGTCAGGCGAGCCTTCGTGCTGGAAATCTCCTCGACAGAGACCTCGAAGCCCGTCACCGCGTTGAGGTTCAGCAGGTTTCGCATTGCCTGAGACACTTCACCGCGAAGGGCGGAACGCGCCGCCGGGGTGTGGAGACGCCCGATGTACGGGTCGGAAATTTCCTCCACAATGAGGGTGATGTAGTCCCCAAGAAGGCGAGCGAGGCCGTGGTTGTAGGCCAGCTCGTCGGTGTTCGAGTCGTCGACACACGTCGGGTCGTTCATCATCCGCGG